TACCCTAACAAGTACGGTAAAGTTTAAAACAATCACTTAAAACACTTTAAACCCGCTTAGGCGGGTATTTTTTTATCTTTTAATATCTCGATCTCAAAATAAAAAATTGCATGTTAAACGGGCTTTAAAAGGTTTTGACGTTTTTAATAAAGAATGACGTTATTAAGGGTTTGGTAGCAAGAAAACAGTTTTGATCTCTGGAAACATAAAAGGGTTGTAAGCACCAAAAAAATTCCCTACGCTCGCATGTGTGTGCGTGTGGCTCAAGATTTGATCTTCAGTTTTGCTAACCTTTAATCATAGGGGGTCAAGGGGTGGGCTGGTGGTTAAGGGGTTGCCAGAGAGACCCCAGAGGATTACCCCAAAGACCCCAACGAACTATAGACTATATATATATTATATAGGTATATCATATTGGTAAATATTATAACTGTTTATAGATATTTTAACTACACTATATAAGTGTGGTCGTGCAAACCGAACACTCTTGCTGACTGATTGTGTATGGATATGTTTTTGTGATTAGATATGATATATTTGTGTATAGATAGTTGTGTATAGATATAAATATAAAATATATATTGCAAAGTTTATTTTTTATGTAGTAAGATGTGAACTGTTGTATGTAGTAGATATTTTTATAACCTAACAAAAGGAAAATATTATGAAGATTTGTAGAGATTGTAAGCATTTAAACGTTGGAAAGTATGGTCCCGATACTTGTGTGAGTCCTAACAATGGGGTTGATTTAGTAAGTGGTAATCTTCAAACCAGAGATGCCAGGCTAAATCGTTATAACTTAGAAACCATTGGTTGCGGTAAAGATGGTCGGTGGTTCGAGCCTAAGTTTGAAATGGATGATGATGAGCACATTGCTTCTGTTTTCTGTCGTGGAGGTGCATGATGGAGATTACTGATAATTATGAAAAAATAGTCGATTTTGTGACTGACGAATATTCCAAATTGTCACCTGGTCATCAAATTCAGATTGATGAATTGAAAAACAAGGTTGACGTGTTGGAATCAGAGATTGGTGAGCTCGAAGATAAGATTGAAATCCTTAAAGAACTAGTTAAAACTATGGCGGAGTTATTATGAACGATAGAAACGATTTTGAACCAGCAGTAAGAAACGGTGCATGGTGGAGTGGTGATAGCCGTCAAGTCATAAATGGCAATGCAGTAGAAACTGTTTTAATCAAACAAGGTAAGTTGGCACCCCCAGACTTGAGCGGTGTTGAAGCCGTACAGATGGGTCATGTAATGCAGCCTGTTCTTGGTAAACTAGCACAAGATAGATTACAGATGGAATTAAAAGATGCGGATTATGCTCTTAGCCACCCTACTGAATCTTGGCTTAGATCTCATTTTGATTTTATTAGTGCGGACGGCACAACTCTCGTAGAAGGTAAAAACTATAATGCGATGGTGCGTAATAAGTTCGATGCAGAAACAAATCGAGTCCCACAAGCTGATTACATTCAATGTTTACATGAAGCAACAGTTCATAATGTTGATCGAGTAATATTGGCAGTCCTTTTTGGTGGACAAGAGTTTGTGACGTTTGACTTTACTTTCACACAAGACCAAAAGTTAGACTTTATTAAACAAATGTCCGTATTTTGGGCGCATGTTGTATCTGGAACTGTTCCAGAGGCACAATCTGTTGATGATGCGAAGTTAGCTTATCCCCAGTCAGTCGATGGCATTGTAATTGCTAATCAATCACTAGAAACCCGTGTCAGTGACCTCAAGCAATTAAAGGCAAAAATTAAAGAGTTGGAAACGATTGGAGATGAGTGGGAAACCGAGATTAGAAACGCATTAGGTGACCGTTCAGAGCTTCGCACGTTTGATGGTAATACCTTAGTGACTTGGAAGTCCTCGAAAGCCTCTATGAAGTTTAGTGCTGATTTGTTTAAAACTGCAATGCCAGACATTTACTCAAAGTTTGTAGTTGAACAAATGGGTTCACGGAGGTTTTTAATCAAATGATTGAATTTTACTTAGGTTTGCTCATTGGTTTTGCCCTTGCGTTGATTTTTATTATTGTTTGGGATAACTACGATGAATAATATTGATATTGCAATTTATGTGATGGCTGCAAGCTCAGTCATTGATACTCTACTAACAATTTTGGAGAAATTTATATGAACAGTCTAGTCACGGTTCAAGATATGGGGGTGATGGCAGATGCCATTGTCCGAAGTAAGTTTTATGGTTTTCAAACGAAGGATCAAGTCATTGCAGTCATGTTGGTGGCTCAAGCAGAAAACAAGCACCCAGCAACAGTGATGCAAGAGTATGACATTATTCAAGGCAGACCAGCTCTCAAGAGTCAAGCAATCTTGGCAAGGTTTCAACAGGCGGGTGGTAAGGTGCAATGGCAAGAAATAGGCGCTAAAAGATGTATTGGTACTTTTACGCATGAGTCTGGTGGCAGTATTACTGTCGAGTGGACAATTGAAATGGCGAAGGAAGCGGGCATTTACAAAGTGGGTTCAGCTTGGACAAAGTTCCCAGAAGATATGTTAAGAGCTCGTGTTATCTCAAGAGCGGTAAGGTCGATTTATCCCGCTTGTATTTTAGGTCAATACAGTTCAGACGAAGTGCTAGACTTTGAGCCTCGTAAAGAACGTGATATTACTCCGTCTAAAGTTGAAACCGTTTCCATCATTCAAGGCAATGAGGTGGTGGAGTTGCCCGCTGAAGTGGTGGAAGATTTACCAAAGTTGCCATTGTATATTCCAGGCGCAGTTGATCCTTATGCTAATTATTTGACAGTAAATGATTGGCAAGCTGGTTTTCTACAAATGTTCTCTCGCATTAAAAATGCAAAGTTGACGGATGAAGAAAAAGCAGAGAAGTATGATTCTTTAAAAGAAGCCAATAAGGTTTTCATGGATTCTTGGGATAGTGTCACTTTGAGTAAGTTGTTAGCTGGTATTAATCGAGAAATGAAAGGTTCAGAATGAGTTACGCACATAACGCACAACCTGGCAAAGGGGTGTTATTTCAAAATAAGAAAAAGCACGAGCGTAGTCCCGATTACACGGGTTTGATTACGGTTTCTAGGGATTTGAAGGCGGGTGATCAAGTTAAGATTGCAGCATGGATTAAACAGACTGGTAGTGGTGTTTTACTATCACTTAGTGAAGATAACTATGTACCGCCACCAAAGCAAGAAGAAGTGTACCCAAAAGAAGTAAGTCGTATGGGTGACGATGACATACCTTTTTGATAAGTCATTGATTTTATTGAATTTTATATGATTACTTTAAGATTACCGTATCCGCCTAGCATGAATGCTTATTGGTTAGCTTCTGGACATCGGCGTTATATCAGTAAAAGAGGGCAATTGTTCAAAAAAGCAGTTGTAGATTATGTTCTGGAACATCGCATACCAAAACTAAGTGATATTCCCCTTGCGGTTGCGGTAATACTTCATCCACGTTCAAAAAAATTGATGGATGTTGATAATTGTTTAAAACCAATACTTGATGCGTGTCAAGATGCGGGTATTTTTAATGATGATGTGCAAGTTCAATTTTTATTGGTGACTCGTGGTGATTTAAAAAAGGGTGGTGGATGTACAGTAATGATTAAAGAGTTCCGCCCAGTCTAGGGGGTTGTTAGGGCTGCGCCAGTCGGCTGCTTAGATAAACTGGCACTAACTTTAGGGGATAAAGATGAAAGAAACAATTAAAGCATTTCCAGAACTTAATTTTACTTCTGATGGTGAATTTAGATATAGCTCAGAAGGCATGGATTTAAGGGATTACTTCGCTGCCAAAGTGTTACAAGGTTTATTGGCATCAAGTGATTTAAATAAAGAAAGATTTGGAGCCACAGGCTTTGTAGATAATTTGGTCAAATCATCCTATATTTATGCCGATGCAATGATGGAGGCTAGAAAATGAGATTAAAAATTTATAGTTTGCATTGGCAAAATATTGATGAACGAATCGTTTGGGGTCAACAAAAAGTTTTTCAAAAATTAGATTTACCTATTTTTCAACATTGTATTGATGGTATTAATCATGCAGACTGGATGCAATGGGTGACAGATACAACAGATGCAGAAGTCATTTTATTTGTGGATGTCGATTGCATTATCACTAATTTATCTGAAGCCGTTAAATGGATTCATA